CGTCGAAACGCCGAGCGGCTGACCGTTCGGGTCGGTCCAGTTGACCTTGGTCGCCGCCGACGCAACGCCGACATAGCGGCCGTTCTTGGCGTTCGCCGCGATCGGCGTCGTGACGTCCATGGCAATGGTGCCGGACGACGCGGTGTTGCCGGCATCGGCCGCAGCGGTTGCCTCGGCGTCCGCCGGAACAACCTTCGCAGCGAGCACGGCGCCGGCCAGCAGCACGCCGGCTTCGGCCGCGAGCCAGATTTGTTCGCGCGAGCGATGGCCGCTCGCTTCGGAAACGATGTAGCCCGCCGCGCGGGCGAGACTTTCAGTCAGAACAGCCATGGTGTGGGCTCCTTACCGGCGCTTGTTGGTGGTCGCGACGGCGGCTGCCAGCGCGGTCTTGTTGCTCTTGTCGGCGCCGCCTTCCGGCTGTGCCACGCCCGCGGCGGCGGCGCGCTTGTTGGCGTAGTCGGTGGGACCGGTCGTGCCGGGCTTCGCGGCCGCGACATTGGCAACGACAAAGCCTGCGACATCGGCGCCGGACATGGCGGGCGACTTCACCGCAAGATCAAGCGCCGCGGCCATGCGGCCGGCGTCGCCCTTGACGCCATCGGCGCCGAGCGCGGCGCTAAGGCGATCGGTCGCCGCCTTCTCGCCGGCCGTCACGCCTTCGGTGCGCGCGGCGCTGACCGCCGCGTCGTGATCTGCTTTCGAAATGCCGGACTGATTGCCGCCGGCAGGCTTGGTGTCATCCGACATCGAGCTTCCTTTCGTGTGAGGCGCGGTGGCGCCGGTTTCGGGCTGGTGCCCATCGTCGGCCGCACCGGCCACAGCATTGTGGACGGCGGCCAAAAGGCTTTTCGACATGATCAGGATCTCCGGTTGGTTTCCTTGATGAAGGCGCCGAACGCCTCCTGGCCATCGCCTACGGCGTCGACCAGGCCGAGGTCGAGCGCCTCGGCAGCGGTAAAGGTCTGCGCTTCGGTCTTCAGCGCGGCCACCTTGGTCATCCGCTTTCCGCGGCCCTTGCCAACGTAAGCGGCGAACTGATCGCGCACGGCATCGACACGCGCCTGCATCCGATCGCGCTCTGCGGCCGGAAGCGGCTCGAGCGAATTGCCGTCCGTCTTGTGTGCGCCGGACTTGACGATGGTGACCTTAATGCCGGCCTGCTCCAGCTCGCCGCTGTGGTCCGTATGTAGGATCAGTGCGCCGATGTTGCCGGCGTGGCCGAATGTCGGCATCACGATCTGGCGGCACTGGCTAGCCAACAGATAGGCCGCCGAGCAAGCGACATCGGTCAGGATCGCGATGGTCGGTTTGACCTTCGACAGCGCGGCCATCGCGCCCGCGGTCTCGAAGGCGCCATTGACCATGCCGCCGAAGGAATCGACCTCGAACACGACGGCCTTGACGTCGGCATTGCGCGTGGCGCGTGCTATCTGGGTTTGCAGACCCTGGTACGACGTCTCGCCGGAGTCGGCCCCGATCCATCCGCCCTTGTGCACCAGTGTACCTTCGACGCAGATGATCGCCACGCCATCGACCATGTCGAACGGCGCATAGCCGGCCCGGTCATAGGCGCGGCCGAGACGATCCCCGATGACGCCGGCGGAAGGGCGGCCATTGGCGAAGGCGGTGTGATCGACGCCACCCTGGCCGTTAACGATCGTCACCTGGTGGCCGGTCAGTTGCCGTCCCAGCACGCGCAGCACCACCTCGGCCTTGCGCTCGTCGTACATCAGCGGCGCACCGAACAGCTGACCGCAAAGATGGTGATAGGCGAATGACATTCGACGGACCTCAGATGAATCGCATGCGCTTGGCGTAGCGGGTGCGGGTGCCGCTCGCGGCGGCGCAACGGCGCTCATAGTCGGCGATCAGATCGCGCAGCCGCCCGGCATTGGTCTGGCTCCACTGCACCTCGTCCTCGCCGAACCGGGTGCGCACAACGCCGCCGCCGGCGGCGATCTTCAGCTCGGCCTTGCGCAGCGCGCGCGCGATATCGCAGGGCTTGTCGAAATCGACCTCGGCGCCATCGATGGTGACCAGATCGACCATCAGGCGTCCTCGCGCTTGCGCGCCGCTTCGTCGTCGGCGGTGTCGTCTTTCGTCTCGTCCTTGGCGCCGGCACCGGGGTTGCGCACGAAGGGCGACGGCATGCCGGCCGCGACATAGCGCTGATGCTCGCGCTGGCGGCGCTCGAAATTCTCGTCCTCGTCGATGCCCAGCTCGGCGCATTCGAAGGCCAGCGACGAGGTGCCGTTATACAAACGCTCGCTCGCGCCCTTGGCGCTCTTGAGATCGTCGGCCGATGGCTTCGCCGGGCCCTGCCACAGCGCCCAGGTGAAGCGGTCGCGGTTGGACGCGAACACATCGTAGCCGCCCTTGACGGCGATACGGCCTTCGCCGACTTCCTCGTCGAGCCAGCTTTCATAGATGGCCTGGCAGATCGGCGCCGCGGCGCGTTCGCGCCGGCGCGTCACCACCGGCCAGATCGACGAGTTCTCCATCCGCACCGACGAATAGGTGGCGTTGGTATGGTTCATGGTCAGGCCGCCGAAGGTAATGCCGATGGCGCGTGCCATGCCCCGCGACAATTCGTTATTGACCGGCAGGAATTGCGGGCCCGGTGTCTGCGCCGCGTGCAGCTTCAGGTCCTCGTCCGGCGCCAGATGCGATACCCGCGGATCGCTGCCGATCGCGATCTCGCTCTCCGCGGCCCGCTCCATCTGCGCCAGAAAGTATTCGCGATATTCAGCCGCGAAGGAGAGCGGCTGATCCGAGCCCGGCGAGGCCGGCACATCGTCGCCCAGTTGTGAGATCGCCTCGAAGGCTTCCTTGGACGGCGACTTGCTGGTCAGCGTCGCCGCGAACACGGTCTGCAGGATGGCGGTCTGGATCGTGGTGTCGACCAGCACCTCCTGCTGGATGTGCTCGCGAAACGCCGCGGTCAGGCGGCTGATGCCGCGCACGTCGCCGGCGTCCATCGGATCGAACACATGCACCACCAGGTCGCGTCCGTCGGTGTCGACGGCGCGATGGTCGCGCTTGCGGATGATGCCGGTTTCCTTCTCCTCGATCCGGTAGGCGATCGGCCTGCCGTTCGGATCGTGGATCACCCCCTGGAACAAGCCTTCGATTTCATTGGTGTCCTGCACCAGCTTGGTCGGAGTCACCATACACATCTTGGTGCCGGCGACGATGCCATAGCGTCGCCGTTCGGCCGGCTTCATGTAGCTCAGAACGCCGAGCGCCTCGCCATAGGCCATGTCCCAGCGCAGCGCGATGTCGATCATCTGCGGCACGATCAGCTTGCCGCGCATATCGCATTCGCGCTTCGACCAGGCGTAGCGCTTCCAGCGCCGCTTGATGGTACGCACCAGCGCGGCGATTTCTTCAGTGCTGTAGCCCAGGCCTTCGAGATCGGGCTGCGGGTTGAGCACCAGCTCGACGCCAACGGTGTCGGCAATCACCTGGTCGGCGGCGCCGCGCAGCCGCCCGGAATTCTGGATCAGATCCATGGCAAGCGCCGCCGACCGGCGCCAGGCGATACGCACATCGTCGCGGTGCTCACGCAGCGCCGCAATGCGCGTCGACAAAATTTTGGAGCGCGTGTCGCGCAGATAACCGGCGCGCGCGCGCGGCGGCGCTGAGACGGTGGACGGCGCAGCCTTGCGGCCCATGATGCGGTCGAACAGTTTCACTTCCGCTTCTTCCACTTCTGGCGGCGCGCCGCGCGGGCTTTCTCGCGATCGGCGTCCGACACGGCTGGTGTCTTGCGTTCGAACGGGCTGGCAGCAGCCTCGAACAAGTCCGGCACCGGCGCCTTGCCGTGCACGGCGATCAAGAGATCGGCCCAGCGCGCTTCGTTGAGCCTTCGCTTGTGCTCGAGGTGCCAACCGAGCGCTGTGGCGTAGACGGTAGCGTCGAACCAATCGTTCGGCCGGCCGACGATGCGCTTCCATTCGCGCGGCGCGTTCGGCCGGATCAGGCGGCGCGCGCGCCGGCTGATGGTGGCACGCGCTTCCTCGTCCGGATCGACCAGCCTCTCGGCCGTGATCTCCTTGGCGAATTCCTCGTCACACAGATCCGGCGTCAGGTGCAGCGTGTTGCGCGGCCAGCGTCCGGCCTTGTCCGGCCCTGCGACCATGTTGGCGAGACCCGCCACCACTTCCGTTTTGACGTCGTAGTTGCCGACCGGATAGAGCATCACCTTGGCGATGATGCGCTTGTTGCGGTCCTTGATGTCCTTCTTCACCGGCGTGCCAAGCCAGGGCAACCCGGCCGCGTGGCGACCGTCAAGCGCGTAGACGTTCGGCCGGCCGGCGCAGAAACGATAGACCCGATCGGTCGCGAAACCGGAGTCGACGCCGGAGAGATCGATGCCGACCTCACCGCCGCCGGCGGTTTGATACTTGCGCCCGAAAGCATCGGACAGCGCGATCCAGGGATCGTCAACCTGGTCCGGCGCGCCTTCGAAGACGTCGCGGTCGATCAGGAAGCGCTGGCCGCGCGGACCGATCGCATAGACCACCCACTTGATGCCGTAACTCTGCACGTCCGCGGCGGAAACGATCAGCCCGGTCTCCGCCGGCACCTTGCCGCGCGGATAAGGCTGCGCGCGCACGGCCTCGACGATCTTCTCCCATTCGATGGCGACGCCGCCGGCGTCGTAAGGCTCGGCGAGATCCTGCTGAAAGAACGTCCGCAGCTTGGTGGTGTCATCCTGCGCGTCTTCCCAGCGCTTCCAGATATCGGCGAACCGCTCCTTGGGCGCGTAGGCGGCCCATAGATGATAGCTCGGCATCCACTCGCTGCAGCGGCCCTCGCAAGGATCGCAGCGCCAGCGGTCGATCTCCGCCGGCTTGATCACATCCGGCACCGGCTCGGCGCCCTCCTTGACCCGGCGAGCGATCCACACACCGTCGGCGAGCAGCTCCTGCTTGTGACCGTCGAGGATGACGCCATCGCAGGACTGACAACGGAGATGCGCCGGAAGCTTCTCGTCATCGTCAGGACCGCGCAGCTGCTCGAACTGGAGCGGCTGATAGACACGACAATGCGGGCACGGCACGTAGTAGTAGCGCTGATCGCCGTCTTCGAAATCGGCGGTAATCGCACATTCGCCGGCGAGGCCCGGCGTCGATCCCTCCCATTCTTTGGCAAGATCGCCG